CAAACTCATAAGCTTCTTCGTAAAGATTTCTAAAATCTTCTTTTTTAGTTAATGCTAAGTCATGTCTTTTTAAAACATCTTATGGTTTAAGTCTCATCATTGTTGCCATAATTATGCATTTTTATTTTTGTTAGCAAATGCACGTGCTTCTGCTTTATTACTAAATCCCCAAGCTTGGAGTGCTTTTTTTAATCGTGTTGGTCGACCCTTTTCATCTTTCAATGGACCTGACATGCCAGAAAAACGAGCAGCAAAAGATACACGACGACCATCAGTACCAGACTTTTGCGGTGCTTTAAGGTCTCCACCTTCTTTGTTTTCAAAGTATTTACGTCCAGCCTCATTAAGACCTCCATTAGGATTCTGATATTTTTTAGCGACCATTATTCGTACCACTCCAATTCTAAAGTTGCATATTGTGATGCACCGCTTACGTTTGTTAATCTAACTAAATAATTTGTTAATGGTGACAATATATATTCTAATGAACCACCTTCACCACCACCCGCTTTTTTCTTAACACCACCCGGTAACAATTCAGCAAATACTTCTGTGCCTGTGGCTGATACGGTTGGATCAAGCAATGCTGCTGTGCTACTTGTTTTACTACTTGTTCTATTTCGTTTAACGGCTGTCTTGCTTGTGCCGCCTGTAGCTGTTGCGCCTTCATATAAATAAAGTTCAGCATCACCACCACAAATAGCACCAATGGTCATGTGCATGGGTACACCTGATGCAGAAGCAATCACAAAATCAATTGAATCATTATCTAATAATGGTGTTCCATTTTTTCTATTTTCATAAAGAAAATAAGCATCACCTTCATGTAATCGCTGATGATTAACATCCACCGTAATCAGTGGTCGTTCACTACCCGTCACATGTTGATCATTATTTTCATCAGCTTGTGTCAGCGCAACAAAACGACACTTGGTTGTATCTGACTCTCTTTTAACAGCTAATACCATTAGAAACTAATCTCCAATCCAACGCCTTTATAATCAATGCCTTTATGATGACCTTCGCCCCAATCAACATAATGGCCAGCTCCTTTAATGAGCAAATCTACTTTCTGTTCAATAATAGGTTGTCTGTATTGAATACCGCCGCCAATAGCTGTCACACCTTTATTTGATGAGCCACCAAAATCATATTCAAGCGATCCACCTGTAAATTTTTTTAATACAGCATTAATTTGATTATCAGTTATTATTTCATCGCCCACTAAATGCTCCCATAATTTGATCATCAGTTAATGCTTGCTGGCGATTATAATTAATTAACTCTTTTTGCTCTCCAAATTTTTGAATAGCTACACTAAAATCTGTTGTGCGCTTAGGTGTTTGCTTATGCCATTTTGAATCAAACACTTCTTGAGATGCCTCGTTATATTTTCCTGTAGTTAAATATTCCCAAGTTTTTTTATGCACCGTATGCCAATTTTCGCCTAACTGAAAATTAACAGACACTAATGCATCTATTAACTCTGGCGTAGCGCCATCAATTGATTTGGCTTGTTGTTGAGCTGCTTTTTTTGCCCATGTTAAATCTTCATGCAACCATTGATCAACAACTTGTTTTGGAATTTGTGTACCTTTAGGGTACATTTTTTGTTCTTCTGGGGTTAATAAATGGCCAACGCCACCCGTCAACTTATCTAAGCTATCAAGGTAACTTACATATTTAACTCCTTCTCTTTCTTTTAAATGCTCAATTAAATTTGCCATAATTGGGTGCGTTATAAAGATTAATAGGAGGAATAGTAATCTCATGCCAGTCAATCATTTTTTCTTAGGAAACCCCGCCTTCATCATAGCGTAAGCTTTATCAGAAATAGTTGACTTAGATTTGGGACGACTAATGCCTTTTTTCTTGCGTTCGTTTATGTTGTGATATAAGCCTTGTGGTTTCATTTTTTGGCCTGTCCTGACTCAGACATAGCAATAGCAACTGCTTGTTTACGGCTAGTTACTTTAGCGCCAGAGCCTGATTTAAGTTTACCTGTCTTATATTCTTTCATAACCTTATGAACTTTTTTTTGCATTTTATTCATCATATTTTTAATTCCTCACCTAACATGTTGGATACAAAACCTAGTCCTTCTTCACCCAGTGCTGGCAATCTTGTAGCTTCTGGACCCATACCCGGAGCAACTGCTTTAGCCACTAAACCCCCAGCTCGCCCTCTACGCCTTAATTTTCTTGTTGATGCTTTATATTCACCCACCTCACGTTTTGTTTCTGTTTTAACAGTTTCAAGCCCTTTCTTAGAAAGTTCTTTAATTTTTTCTAATACTTGCGGATTGCGTCCGCCACCGGGTCTATTTAAATATTCATAAAAACTATAACCTGTGTTTTGGGGCCTACCCGCTAAACGTGTTGCAAGATCAATTTGACTTTCCCAAAATGATTCTGGTTGAGGGGTGCCACGCCCACCCGCTTGCTCAATTAACCATTCGTTGTAATTTTTTGTACTACGTACATCACCACGAATAGCATAAGTTGTTTTAGAATATGGGGATACTTCAGATGCTGATGTTGTACCACTACCATAAGGATATTTAAGTCCTACGCCTCGATAAATGTAAGGATCTACCATACCCCAGTTGCCTAAATCTAAAGCAAGTCCGCGCTGGAGTGCTTGTTCATATGTATAGACAGCCATATTACGCTCCTAGTTTTTCTTCCTCAATACCCATTTCTGGTGTTAAGCGTGTTGATGATAATAATGATCTTGCACCACCACGCATTCTTGCTCTTTTTTTAGCTGCCATTTCTTCTTGTAAATCACGTTTTTCTTGCTGTGCTTCCATACGCATTCTTTCAGTTTCTTGACGTTGTTGCTCAATTTGCGCTAACGCAGCTGAATTGTCTGGTTTTGGTGCGCTAAACATTCCACCCATTACTTTCTCCTCATGATATATGTGTCTTCTTTAGTTACGCTATAGTTTTTCATTAACCCTTCAGCTTCGAACCCTAAAGTGTTGGCCCAAGCTACAGCGCGCTTATCTTTGGATACTACCGTAATTTGTATGCGATGTAAATTAAATAATATCTCACAGATATCAAAGAATACTAAAGCACCTTTAGTCATAGCTATTGGATATCGTCTAGCTGTCTCATGAAATATAGACCACGCCTCACCAACCCCAGACCAAAGTATCCCGCAACCAAAAATAGCGACAGGCTCGTTATGTAAAAGCGCAGTAATAGTCGGACCAGCAAGAGACTGTGTATTAAGACGGTATTTTCTATTTTGTTCCGTAAGCGATGAAAGCCCATAAGTATCTGTTCCTTTAAAATGATCTGCATGACTAGGATGGTAGTTAGTATAATATACATCCTTAACACTAGGCATGTATTTATCTAAATAGTTCTGATCAATTAAATATATCGAAGTCACTATTAGCTACAGTAGGTGCAATCAATGTGCTTGCTGCTAATGGACTCTTAGTCATGCGCTTATGTTCCCCGCCACCTAAAAGTAAATAGCCAAATGCATCACCAATGTGCGAATGTTCGTTTTTGTTTGGACTGTCTTTAAATCGTTCTTGTCCGGCGCCTACACTGATACGTTTGAAATGGTACCCGCCAGATAATGATTTACGTAAGCGTTTGCATTTTGGATTAATTAATAATCCGGGTTTACCCATAATCAATCTTTGCATAGGTGCAGCGGCTGCTTCACGTCTGACTTTAAAATTGTTAGACGCTGTAGGCTGTGCGCGTAACCCAATGGTTCTTAGGTAATCAAATGCAGTGACTTCGTAAATAGCATCACGTGCCATACCCGCTGGGTCACCCCATACCATGACTTGTGCTTTAGGATACTTAGCATTGATCTCTGCAAGTAGCTGTTGACCAAAACGTTCGAGTCCCATATCTTCAGTGACAATCTCATCAAAGATAATCCATCGACCATTATTAAGTCGTTGGCCAATGGCAGCAGCCGGTGTTAAACCAAAGTCAAGACCAATATGTAATGGCTGTGCTGGATCATACTCAGCATCAGGACTTGACATTAAGTGATCATCATACTCTGGCCATACAGGTTTACCTTCTTGTACATAAGTAAACTTACCTTCTGCATAGCAACGAACCCAGTCTAAGTTTTTACCACCTAACATCTGTGAGTAGTAACCGCTAGGTAAGTTCCTTACATTCTCAGCTTTAGGATTAAGTTTCCACCAACGACCACTTGCAAAGATATGGTCATTCGCTTCTGGGTTGTCAGGTAAATCTTCTGGACTCACCTCCATGACACCACCCGGCTGTTGGAAGAAGTCCCACCCGTACTTACCTGTAATCTTTTCTTTTTGACTTAGTCTGAACCACCAATGGTCATCGTCCATTGGGTTCGTGTCCATCCAGACTCCGTGCCAAGTAGGTCCTCCATCCTTCTTAGTTGGATAACGACCGACACGATGAGTAAGACCATCAATAACAGCTTTAGGTAATTCTCTGGCTTCATTGACCCATGCTCCTGTAAGTTCCAATGATAACAGTTTTCTTACGTCTTTAGGTTGGTCCAATGCTAAAAATATCACTTCACAATCAATACCCGCTGCATTACCGCGGGAAGGGAGGCGAATGTGATGAGTGATCGGAGGTGTGTATAGCATCGGACCGAAAGTGTTTTCCGGAAATAATTCTTGCCACGTCTTAATCGTTGTGGTCTTGAGTTCTGGATAAGAGTTTCGTACAATAACAAAACGGGTATAGCGAATGCCATCCTGAGGTGATGGCTTTTGTCTTACGGCACGCATCATAATCTCAGCTGCGCACGCGTAAGACTTGCCACTCCCCACTGGTCCCATGAGTCCCCGTACAAACTTATTACTTTGTAAAAAGTTATACACCACAGGGCTGGTACTAAAATCTAATTCAATACCCGGGCCATGTAACTCTTTTTTGCTACGATCCTTTTTATTGCTCATCGTCGTCTATATCAGGATGCTTAGCATTGAGTAACTGTCGAAGACGTTGATTATCTTGCCATAGCTCATCTATGATTTTCATAACACGTGTGTTATTCATATTGGCCATATTAAATTCTTCGCGCAATAATTCAATCTCTGCTTTGATTTCCATGGTCTTTTCTCCATTGTTTCCAAAGTTGTAATGTGTGAATTGCTTTGTCTATGTCTTCATCACCATTACCCTTACGGTCAACACGTACAATGTACTTGACAGCCGTATGTTGCATGGGGTTCAATCCGTTAGCCATAGAAAACTCCATAGGCTGGATCTTCATTTGTGCATAGTGATTACCACCCACTTGGGTGTCTTTAGGATTCGTCATCGCTCGTTCCTTTTAGTTTTCTAGGATCCAATGCTTTCTTAGCTACCTCAATACCTACGGCATTGGTGTAGTTAGGATCATTTAAAATATCTTTAGCCCACTTCTTAGGGTCTTTGGGTTTCTTCCATTCTTCCATCAACTCTAACAATCTTGCTTTTAAGTCGCCTCTAACTTTCCTCGTCATTGTCAATTATCTCCGGTGCTTTAACATTAATACCAATCACAGATGGTTTATCAGACTCATCAGGATTATCAAGTAAGCCAGATGCCTTGGCTAATAACCTTAATGTCTGTACCTTATCCCAAAACTCAATCGCAATCATACCATCTTTGTCAATCTTGATCGACTTAATACTTTGTAATGCATGTTCTGGAATATCTTTACTTGCTTTGACTTGTACATT